ATGGATATGACGTTCGATCCGGGGCCGGTGGCGCCGGAAGGTCCGTTCCCGGCCGGTACCGCGAGCGGTGCCGCGGCCGAGGCGCGGAGGTCCGTGCTCGACCTGTGGGAGGGGCTTTTCCACAGCTATGCCGACGACCTGGAAAAGGCGCGGCAGAAGGTCGAGGCGGGCGAGTTCGATCAGGTGAAGGACAGCCGGCAGCTGGCGCGCGACCTGCGCGCGGCGGCGCATCTGGTGCTGGAGGAAAGGGGAAAGCTTGACAAGCTTCGCAGAGAGATATCCCGCGACATCGGCGGGGATGCCGGGGGCGGAACGCTCGACCTTGCCGCCGCACGAGATGAGATCGGGCGCCGCCTGGCTTGCCTGCGCCGGGCCGGAGGAGGTTGACGCGTTCCTCGCCGGCCTGACCGAGAACGCGCTGGCCAGCCTGCCGTGGCTGTTCGAGTTCTGGGCCCTGCCGCACCAGTTGCCGCCCGGCGGCGACTGGAAGTCGTGGGTGATCATGGGCGGGCGCGGCGCGGGCAAGACCCGCGCCGGGTCCGAGTGGGTGCGGGCGCAGGTCGAGGGGGCGACTCCGCTCGGCCCGGGCCGCGCCCGCCGCGTGGCGCTGGTGGCCGAGACGTTCGACCAGGGGCGCGACGTGATGGTGATGGGGGATTCGGGGATCCTCGCCTGCTCGCCCCCCGACCGCCGCCCGGTGTGGGAGGCAGGGCGGCGCAGGCTCGTCTGGCCGAACGGCGCGACGGCGACGGTGTTTTCGGCGCACGAGCCGGAGGCGCTGCGGGGGCCGCAGTTCGACGCGGCATGGGCGGACGAGCTCGCCAAGTGGAAGAAGGCGGAGGAGACCTGGGACATGCTGCAGTTCGCGCTGCGGCTGGGCCGCCACCCGCAGCAGGTCGTCACGACGACGCCGCGCAACGTCGGCGTCCTGAAGGCGATCCTGCGGAACGCGTCGACGGTCGTGACGCATGCCCCCACCGATGCGAACCGGGCCTATCTGGCAGAGAGCTTTCTCGCCGAGGTCGAGGCGCGCTATGCGGGCACGCGGCTCGGCCGGCAGGAGCTGGAGGGGGTGCTGCTGGACGACGTGGAAGGGGCGCTGTGGGCGACCGCCGCGATCGAGGCGGGGCGCGTCGATGCGGCGCCGAAGCTGGACCGGATCGTGGTCGCGGTGGACCCGTCGGTGACGGGGGGTGCCGCCAGCGACGAGTGCGGGATCATCGTCGCGGGCGTTGTCTGCGACGGGCCGCCGCAGGAGTGGCGGGCCTACGTGCTCGAGGATGTGTCGGTCCGGGGCGGGCCGCTTGACTGGGCGCGCGCCGCCATCGCCGCGATGGAGCGGCACGGGGCCGAGCGGCTGGTCGCCGAGGTGAACCAGGGCGGCGACCTGGTGGAAAGCGTGATCCGGCAGGTGGACCCGCTGGTGCCGTTCCGCAGCCTGCGGGCCGGGCGCGGCAAGGGGCTGCGGGCGGAACCCGTCGCCGCCCTGTACGAGCAGGGCCGGGTGCGGCACCTGCGGGGCCTCGGCACGCTCGAGGACCAGATGTGCCGGATGACGGTCAGGGGGTTCGAGGGGCGGGGGTCGCCGGACCGGCTGGATGCGCTGGTCTGGGCGATCCACGAGCTGATGATCGAGCCGGCGGGGCAGTACCGGCGGCCGCAGGTGCGGAGGCTGTAGCCGCCGCAAGCCGGGGCGCTGCCCCGGACCCCGGGATACTTGCAGACAGAAGATGCGCTCGTCCGGCCCAACGGTCGCGGGTGCGGGACGGGAAGGGGCGGCCTCGCGGGGCGGCCCCTTTTTCATGGCAGACGAGGAGAGGCGCATGGCAGGGCGGTGGTTCGGACGCGGGAACGGGCAGGCGGATGCCGCCGCCCCCGCGCAGGTCGAGACGAAGGCGAGCGCGACCGGGCGGGTGGTGGCGCTCGCCTCGGGCGCGGGGCGGGTGGTGTGGTCGCCCCGCGACGTGGGGAGCCTGACGCGGGCGGGGTTCACCGGCAACCCGGTCGGGTTCCGCGCGGTGAAGCTGGTGGCGGAAGCCGCCGCCGCGGTGCCGCTGGTGTGCCAGGATGCGAAGCGCCGCTATGACGTGCACCCGGTCCTGGACCTGCTGCGGCGGCCCAACCCGGGGCAGGGCCGGGCGGAGCTGTTCGAGTCGCTGTTCGGGCAGCTGCTTCTGTCGGGGAACGGGTATCTGGAGGCGGTGTCGGCCGAGGGGGCGGAGCTTCCGGTCGAACTGCACGTGCTGCGGTCGGACCGGGTCAGCATCGTGCCGGGCGCGGATGGCTGGCCGGTGGCCTACGACTATGCGCTGGGCGGGCGGAAGCACCGGTTCGACATGACCGGGTCGCCCGATCCGATCTGCCACGTCCGCAGCTTCCATCCGCTCGACGATCACTACGGGCTGTCGCCGATGCAGGCGGCGGCGGTCGCGATCGACGTGCACAACAGTGCGAGCGCGTGGTCCAAGGCGCTTCTGGACAACGCCGCGCGGCCTTCGGGGGCGATCGTCTACAAGGGGGCGGACGGGCAGGGGCTGTTGAGCCCCGACCAGTACGACCGGCTCGTCTGCGAGATGGAGATGCATCACCAGGGCGCGCGCAACGCGGGCCGCCCGATGCTGCTGGAGGGCGGGCTCGACTGGAAGCCGATGGGATTCTCGCCCTCGGACATGGAGTTCCAGGAGACCAAGACGGCCGCCGCGCGCGAGATCGCGCAGGCGTTCGGGGTGCCGCCGATGCTGATCGGGATCCCCGGGGACGCGACCTACGCCAACTATGCCGAGGCGCATCGGGCGTTCTATCGCCTGACCGTCCTGCCGCTGGTCAGCCGGGTCGCGGCCGGGGTCGCGTGGTGGCTGTCGGAGCATCTGGGGGCCGAGGTGGACCTGAAGCCCGACCTCGACCAGATCCCGGCGCTGGCGGCGGAGCGCGACCAGCACTGGGCGCGGGTGGGGGCCGCCGACTTCCTCACGCAGGGCGAGAAGCGGGCGGCGCTGGGGCTGCCGCCGCTGTCCGGCGACGCCGCTGCGGGCGGCTGAGATGGAGGGGTCGAGGTTCGGGAAGGAGCCGTTCGACTGGCACGACCAGCGCTTCGCCACGCAGGAGCGGATCATGGCGCTGCAGTTCGGGCAGGTGGACCGGCGGCTGGAGCGGATCGAGTCGCTGATCGAGGGGCTGGAGAAGCGGCTGTGGATGACCGTCTACGGCGTGGTGGCCGTGATCCTGACGCAGGCGGTCCAGTCGATCCTGCAATTTGGGCCGAAAGGGGGCTGAAGGCGCATGAGAATGGACGAGTTGGGGCTTGAGGTGAAGTTCGCGGGCGGCGCGCCGGTGCTGACCACGACCGACGCCGGGACCGTGATCGAGGGCTATGCGAGCCTGTTCGGGCTGGCGGACCAGGGCGGCGACAAGGTGATGCCGGGCGCCTATGCGGCGAGCCTGTCGAAGCTTGCCGGGCGCGGCGACAAGGTGCGGATGCTGTGGCAGCACGATCCGATGCGCCCGATCGGGGTCTGGGACGAGATCCGCGAGGATGCGCGCGGGCTGTGGGTCCGGGGGCGGCTGCTGTCCGAGGTCGCGCAGGCGCGCGAGGCCGCGGCGCTGGTCCAGGCGGGCGCGATCGACGGGCTGTCGATCGGCTATCGCACCGTCAGGGCCGAGCGCAGCCCGGAAGGGCACCGGCTGCTGACCGAGGTCGAGCTGTGGGAGGTGTCGCTGGTGACGTTCCCCATGCTGCCCGAGGCGAAGGTCGGGCGGAAGTCCGGGGACCGCGACGAGGCGGCCGCGGCGGAAGAAGCCGCCGACGGGGCGGCAGAGTTTTCGGCCGCCTTGCGCGACGCTGCCCGCGCGCTCAGGGGCGCGTGATCTGACCGACATCCGGCCCTGACCGCGACGCGGGGCGGGCCGCAAGGGGATCCGGCGAGGGGAGGACCTTCGCCGGCTGCGGGCGGCTGCGCCGGAGAGCGCGGGCCGCCGACACCGAGGAAGGAGAGGACCGGGATGACCGACGGAAACGCTGCGGAGGGGACGGTGCCCACGGGGACCGGCGCGCCCGCCGGGGTGAAGGGCGCGATGGCCGAGTTCGTGGGCGAACTGACCCGCTTTCGCGAGACGATCGAGACGAAACTGCAAGCACAGGAAAACCGCATGACCATGCTGGACCGCAAGACCGCCATCCGGGGCCGCGCGCCCCTGTCCTCGGCCGCCGAGACCGAGGCGCCGCACCAGAAGGCGTTCGCCGCCTATCTGCGCCAGGGCGACGATTCCGCGCTGCGCGGCCTTGTCCTGGAGGAAAAGGGCATCACCGTCGCCACCGACGGCGGCTTCCTCGCCGCGCCGCAGATCTCGGCCGACGTGCAGGACGCGCTGCGCAACGGCGGCTCGCTTCGCGCGCTCGCCACGGTGGTCCAGGTCGATTCGCCGTCCTACGAGGTGCTGGTCGACAAGGCCGACATGGGCAGCGGCTGGTCGGGCGAGGGCGCCGTGGTCGAGACCGACGCGCCGCGCGTGGACCGGGTGTCGATCCCGCTGCACGAGCTGTCGGCGATGCCGAAGGTCAGCCAGCGCCTGCTGGACGACGCGGCCTTCGACCTGGAAGGCTGGCTCGCTGCCCGCATCGCGGAACGCTTCGCGCGCGCCGAGGCCTCGGCTTTCCTGAACGGCGATGGCGTGGACAAGCCCAAGGGTCTGCTCACCTACCCGACCGTCCATTACAAGACCGCGACCGAGATGCAGATCGGGCGCGTCAACACCGGCAACGCGCTTACGCTCGGCTCCGACCCGGCGGGGCTGCTGATCGAGATGACATACGCGCTGGGCGCGCCCTATCGGGCCAACGCCGCGTTCGTCATGAACTCGCGCATCGCGATGGAGATCCGCAAGCTGCGCGACACGGAAGGCCGCTTCATCTGGGCGGATTCGCTCGCTGCCGGGCAGCCCGCGCGCCTGCTCGGCTATCCGGTCGTGATCTGCGAGGACATGCACGACTTCGGGTCCGCGAAGGTCGGCGTCGCCTTCGGTGACTTCGCCGCCGCCTATACGATCGCCGAGCGTCCCGAGCTGCGCGTCCTGCGCGACCCGTTCTCGGCCAAGCCGCACGTCCTGTTCTACGCGACCAAGCGCGTGGGCGGCGGCCTGACCGATCCGCGCGCGGTCAAGTTCCTCGTCTTCGGCTGATCCACGGCCGGAGCGGGGGGCGCGCATGGGTGCTTGCCGTGGCGGCACAGCACTGTCCGCACGCGCTGTGGCAGGCGCGCAGGCGCGCCCCCCGTCTTTGATGCCGCCGATCGGATGAAACGCAAGGAACGGGAGGTTTCAGGATGATGCTTGTCGAGGAAGCGGCGCCCGACGCGGGCGCGCTGCCCGTGGCCGCGCTGCGCGGTTACCTGCGGCTGGCGACGGGGTTCGAGATGGCGACCGACGCCGCCGAGGACGCCGCGCTGGCGGGGTTCCTGCGCGCCGCCATCGCCACGATCGAGGCCCGCACCGGCAAGGTGCTGCTGCGCCGCGCGTTCCGCCTGCGGCTGGAGGAATGGCGCGACCCCGCCCGCCAGCCGCTGCCGCTGGCGCCGGTCGCGTCGGTCGAGGCGGTGGAGGTCACGGACGCGGCCGGGCGGGTCACCGCGACCGGGCCGGATGCCTGGCGGCTGGTTCCCGACGCGCAGCGGCCGGCGCTGGTGCCTTCGGGCGGGTGGCTGCCCTCGATCCCGGTCAACGGGTTCGTCACGGTCCGCTTCACCGCGGGCTTCGGCGAGACCTGGGCCGGGGTGCCCGCGGACCTGGCGCAGGCCGCGATCATGCTGGCCGCCCGCTACCACGAGGATCGGGGCGATCCGCAGCAAAGCGCGGCGGTGCCGTTCGCGGTCGGCGCGCTGCTCGACCGCTGGCGGCAGGTCCGCACGCTGGCGGGTCGCGGGGGGCGGGCATGAGCGTGCCCTTGCTCCTGGAAGCCCCGCGGCGGGTCGGCGACGGGCTGGGCGGCTACGTCGTCCGCTGGGCGGTGCTGGGGCGGATCTTCGCCACCATGCAGGGCGGGTCCGGCCGTATCGGACAGGGCGAGGTCGGGCCCGAAAGCGTGGTCGGCTGGAAGATCACCGTGCGCGGCGCGCCCGAGGGCGATCCGCGCCGCCCCGCGCCGGGGCAGCGCTTCCGCATGGGCGCGCGGCTGTTCCCCATCGACGCCGTGGCCGAGGCGGACCCGTCGGGGCGCTGGCTGGTCTGCACCGCAAGAGAGGAGAGGCAGGCATGAGCTATCAAGCATCCGCCGCGCTGCAGGGCGCGGTCTACCAGGCGCTGCGGGAGGACGAGGCGCTGGGCGAGCTGGTCGGCGACGCGATCTACGACGCGATGCCGGTCAGCGCACCCAGTGGCGTCTACGTGGCGCTCGGCCCCGAGGACGTGAGCGACGCGGGCGACATGACCGCGCCCGCCGCCCGGCATGACTTCGTAATCTCGGTCCTGTCGGGGGCCGACGAGGGCGGCGGCGGCTTCGCGGGCGTGAAGGCCGCCGCGGCTGCCGTGACGGCGGCGCTGGAACAGGCGGCGCTGGAACTGGACCGGGGGCATGTCGCGGGGCTGTGGTTCCTGCGCGGGCGCGCCCGGCGCGCGGATGGCGGGGCCGGGCGGCGGGTGGACATGACGTTCCGCGCCGCCGTCGACCTTGCCGCGAAACATTTGTGAGGAGACGGGAAGATGGCGGTGCAGAACGGGCGTGACCTGCTCATCAAGATGGACATGGCCGGCGACGGCACGTTCCAGACTATCGCGGGGCTGCGCGCCACGCGGCTGGGCTTCAACGCGCAGAGCGTGGACGTCACGAGCCTTGAAAGCCAGGGCGGCTGGCGCGAGCTGCTGGCGGGCGCGGGGGTGCGGTCGGCCTCGATCTCCGGTTCCGGGGTGTTCCGGGACGAGGGGACGGACGGGCGCGCCCGGCAGGTGTTCTTTGACGGCGAGGTGCCGCGGTTCCAGGTCGTGATCCCGCATTTCGGCGTCGTCGAGGGGCGATTCCAGATCACGGGGCTGGAATATTCGGGCAGCTACAACGGCGAGGCCACCTACGAGATGACGATGGCCAGCGCAGGCGCGCTGACCTTCGTCGCGCTGTGAGGGCGCGGGAGGTGGCGAACCCCCATGCGGGCGAAGTCGCCGTCTGGATCGACGGGCGGCGGCACGCGGCCAAGCTGACGCTGGGGGCGCTTGCCGCGCTGGAGGCCGAAATGAAGGCCGACAGCCTGGTGGCGCTGATCGGGCGCTTCGAGGGGGGCGCTTTCTCGGCATCCGACGTGATCGCGGTGCTGGTCGCGGGGCTGCGCGCCGGAGGCTGGCAGGGCGAGGCGGAGGATCTGATGACCGCCGACCTGCGCGGCGGCCCGATGGAGGGCGCGCGCGCCGCGGCGGAGCTGCTGGCGCGGGCGTTCGCGGGGCCGGCGTGAGCGAGGCTGCCGGGCAGGGTGCTGGTCAGGCCTCCGCGCAGGGGCTCGACTGGCCGGGGCTGATGCGCGCGGGGATGGTGTGGCTGCGGCTCACCCCGTCCCAGTTCTGGGCGCTGACCCCGGCCGAACTGGCGCTGATGTTGGGGATCGAGCCGGGCGGGGGCGCGCAGGCGATGACGCGCGGGCGGCTCGCCGATCTTGCGGCGAAGTTCCCGGATTGAGGGCGCACACGACAACGGGCCGGCGGCGACGCCGGCCCTTCGATTTCAGGAGGGCGGGATGGCCGACAAGGATGGGTTCGACCGGCTGGGCGACGAGTTCGACCAGGCCGGCCGCATGACGGCGACCTTCGAGCGCGAGCTGAGCCGCCTGCAGGCGACGATGGGCGACACCGGGCGCGAGATCGGGTCGCTGACCACGGGCTTCGGGTCGGGGCTGCGGCGGGCGTTCGACGGCGTCGTGTTCGACGGGATGCGGCTGCAGGACGCGCTGAAGGGGATCGCGCGCAACATGGCCGACGCGGTGTTCGCCGTCGCCATGCGGCCCGTGCAGGGCGCGGTCGCGGGGGCGATGGCGCAGGCGGTGGGCGGCGCGATCGGTTCGGCGCAGCCCTTCGCGCAGGGCGGCGCGTTCTCGCAGGGGCGCGTCACGGCCTTCGCGCGTGGCGGGGTCGTGACCGATCCGACCTACTTTCCGATGCGGGGCGCCACCGGCCTCATGGGCGAGGCGGGGCCGGAGGCGATCATGCCGCTGCGGCGCGGCGCGGACGGGCGGCTTGGTGTCGCAGCACCCGGCGGGGGCGGGCGGGCGGTCAACGTCACCGTCAACGTGACCACGCCCGACGTCGCGGGCTTCCAGCGCAGCCACAGCCAGATCGCCGCGCAGATGAGCCGCGCGCTGGCGCGGGGGGAAAGGAACAGCTGATGGCGTTTCACGAGACCAGATTTCCCGCCAACCTGTCCTTCGGATCGGTGGGCGGCCCCGAGCGGCGGACCGAGATCGTCGCGCTGACGAACGGGTATGAGGAACGGAACTCTCCGTGGGCGCATTCGCGCCGGCGCTATGACGCGGGGCTGGGGCTGCGGAGCCTAGACGACGTGGCGGCGCTGATCGCGTTCTACGAGGCGCGCGCGGGCCAGCTGCACGGGTTCCGCTGGAAGGACTGGGCCGACTTCAAGAGCTGCGCCCCGAGCGCGGCGCCGGCGCTGGATGACCAGCCGATCGGCGCGGGCGACGGGGTGACGCGCAGCTTTGCGCTGCGCAAGCTCTACCGATCCGGTCCCGCCGACTACTGGCGACCGATCGCGAAGCCGGTGGTGGGGACGGTGCTGGTGGGGATCGGCGGGGACGCGCAGGTGGAGGGGGTGCATTACGCCGTGAACCTTGCGACCGGGGTCGTGACGTTTGCGGATGCCCCCGGCCCGGGCGCGCCGATCACCGCCGGGTTCGAGTTCGACGTGCCGGTGCGGTTCGACACGGACCGGATTGCGGTGTCAGTCGCCTCGTTCCAAGCGGGCGACCTGCCGCAGGTGCCGGTGATCGAGGTGCGGCTGTGAGCGGCGCCGTCGAAGGGGGCGCCACGACGACGCTCGCGCGCGCATGGGCCGTCACGCGGGCCGACGGGGTGGTGCTGGGTTTCACCGACCACGACGCCGTGCTGCGGTTCGAGGGGATCGCGTTCCGCCCCGATGGCGGGCTGACGGCGCGGGCGGTCGTGCAGGGCCTCGGCCTGTCGGTGGACAACACCGAGGCGCAGGGGATCCTGTCGGACGACGCGATCACGGAGACGGACCTCCGCGCGGGCCGGTGGGACGCGGCCGACGTGCGGCTGTGGGAGGTGGACTGGCAGGACACCGCCAACCGGCGCCTGCTGTTCCGCGGCGCGCTGGGCGAGGTCACGCGCGCCGACGGCGCGTTCCGGGCCGAGCTGCGCGGGCTGTCCGAGGCGCTGAACGTGCCCCTCGGCCGGGTCTATCACCCGCGATGCGCGGCAAGGCTGGGCGACGGGCGCTGCAAGGCGGACCTGGCCCGTCCCGGCTACCGGGTCGAGACGGTGGTGGCGTCGGTCAGGGACGGCGTGCGCTTCACGCTGCCGGACGTGCAGGGCTACGACCAGGGCTGGTTCGAGGGCGGGACGCTGACGGTGCTGGACGGCGCGGCGCACGGGCTGGAAGGCGCGATCAAGCAGGACCGGCAGGAGGGGCCGATGCGGCTGATCGAGCTGTGGGCCGCGACGGGTCTGGTGCCCGCGCCGGGCGCCCGGGTGCGACTGACCGCCGGGTGCGACAAGCGGCCCGCGACCTGCCGGCTGAAGTTCCAGAACTTCCTGAACTTCCGGGGCTTCCCGCATCTGCCGCCCGAGGACTGGCTGATCTCGCCGCAGAACGGCGGTGCGCGGTGAGCGCGCGGGTCGTGGCTGCGGCCCGGGGCTGGATCGGGACGCCCTACGTCCACCAGGCGTCGGTGCGGGGGGCGGGGGCGGACTGTCTCGGCCTGGTCCGCGGGGTCTGGCGCGAGATCCTCGGGGAGGAGCCGGAGGTGCCGCCGCCCTACACCGCCGACTGGGGCGAGACGGGGCGGGAGGAGCTGCTGATGGCGGCGGGCCTGCGGCACATGGCGCAGGTGACGGGCGGGTGGGCGGAGGGGCAGGTGCTGCTGTTCCGCATGCGCGAGGGCGCTGTGGCCAAGCACCTGGGGATCCTGTCGCAGGCCGGCGAGGATGCGCGGTTCGTCCATGCCTACGACCGCCACGGCGTCGTCGAGAGCCCGCTTTCCGCGCCGTGGCGGGCGCGGGTGGCGGCGCGGTTCGCGATTCCGGGCGCGTGA